CTACAGCGCTAAATCCAACTGATTTTCCCCCTTGTGGCTACGGGGAAAGATATTGGTGGGGACACATGCGCCAGGCACGGGTTTCGTTTCGTTCAGCGATTCATCAATGTGCGTCATGCTGGTAAAGCAGTAGCCGCACATCATGTTTTGACACTGGTGATAGCTACGCCGAACCAGTGGGCTGAGTTCTACGCTGGTACGTGTTTTTGCAGTTGCGCGGCACTTTGGACATTTGATCGCCATGACAACCCCTCAAACGGTTGGTGTTACTGTCATTATACACAGGCGTTGCATTAATCATCATTATCGTCTGCTGCCCAATCTGTTATTTTCACTTCAAATTCCAGCGATGTAGTAAATCCTGATTGGCTTATTTCATGTACGCAGCGTGTAATTATCCAATCGGCATTATCGATAACCGTTTTAAATCCAGACATACGGGCGTGTAATTCGGGATATAAATCGGCACGGCCTCGCGCTAACGTCATACTGAATTCTGCGGCACCACGCTGTAACTTCGACCATTTGGCCGCAGCGGCGCGTTTGGCCGCTTGCTCGGTTTTAAACGTCGAACGCATAACATAAACATTACCTTCCGTTCCCTTCAGATAATTCCCCTCTTTACTGCTGGATGCGGGTTCTTTCTTTTTAGCTGGCGTACTGGTTTTACGTTTATTTTTTACCTTTGTCGTTTTGGTCTTGCCAAAATTCAGATCCAGCCAGTACGCAGTAACACCGGTGTACGCGTCGCGGTCAGCAACGCGGAAGCTGTGACTGTCTCCGCTACTGCGTGTAATGGTGATGGCCGGTAGTGGCTTGCCACTTTGTGAAACCGCCTGCCCTGGGACAATGAACAGCAACATGCCGTTTTTTATTGTTGCGATTGCCCCAACCATTTCCGCCATGCGAGTAAGAAAACTGATATCTGATTCATTCGTCTGGTCGGCATGGTCAAGTTCCAGCTTCGCCAGCCGTTCTGTCACACCGGCTTTCAGCCCGTAGCGGCTGGCGATGGCAGATACCACAAACCCGACGGTCACATTGTGCCAACTGTATTCACGCTTAACGTTAAATGTTTCTCTAAAATCCGCACTGCGGGCGCTGATAGTCAACTGATCCGGCGGGCCACGATGGGCAATTTCATCAACCGTGAATGTCCCTTTGCTGATTAGCGGTTCATTCGCCCAGCCCAGCGCCACCGTGACCTTTGCACCGCGCTCTGGCAGGGCTAATTTTCCGTCTGCATCGTCCAGCACCAATTCCAGCGAATCAGCCTCAAACCCGCGATTATCCGTCAGCGATAACGACATCAGCCGATCATTCAGCTCTGTAACCTGCTTATCGCCAACCCTCACCATAAACGCCGGACGGGGTGAGTATTCGTCCAGCCGTCCAGAAATAGCCCCTAGCGTGTCCATTATTGACATTGTTACCCCCTGATCTCTGCCTGAATACTCGCGTTACGCGCGCGTAGGGACAACCAGCCTCGGTTGTCACGCTCCTAAAACAAAGCAAACGCCGTGCACAGGCAGCGAAATCCCGCAATCATGAAGCCGGACATTTGACGCATTGAGGCAACAAGCATGGCGACTAATTATCATCACGGTGTGACCGTCCGAGAAACAACGGATCTCAGCACCATCATTAACGATATCGACTCGGCAGTGATCGGCGTGGTGTGTACCGCCGATGATGCCGACGCTGATACGTTCCCGTTAAACGAACCGGTATTGTTAACCCGCGTTGCCAGCGTGTTAGGTAAGGCGGGTAAAACAGGCACGTTACACACGACTCTGAAATGCATTTCCGATCAGGCCAGCCCTCAAACGGTGGTGATCCGCGTGGCTGATGCGGCGAATGCGCAGGCAGAAGGCAGTGAACCTAAACCGACGCAGGATCAGTTAGTGATCGGCGGTTCCGATGCCAGCGGACGCTATACGGGGCTGTATGCGCTGCTGTCGGCAGAGGCGCGAATTGGTGTTCGCCCGCGCGTACTGGCCGTGCCGGAACTGGATACCCAAGCCGTTGCCGCACAGTTGGCCGTAATAGCTGAAAAGCTAAACGCATTCGCCTATGTCAGTGCGCATGACTGCGCAACTATCGCGGCGGCGAAAACGTACCGCGAAAATTTCTCCCAGCGTGAACTTATGGTGATCTGGCCTGACTTTATCGCCTACGACACCGCCAAAGGGGAAAACGTTACCGTACCCGCGCCAGCGTTTGCGGTTGGCCTGCGTGCCAAAATTGATGCGGAAACAGGCTGGCACAAGGTGTTATCCAACGTTGCCGTAAACGGTGTGCTGGGGCTGAGCAAAGATGTGTATTTCACGCTACAGGGAACGGATACCGACGCCGACGAGCTGAACAGCAACGGCATCACCACGCTGATTAAGCAGAACGGTTTTCGCTTTTGGGGATCACGCACCTGTGACCGTGAAACCTATCTGTTTGAAAGTTATACCCGTACCGCGCAAATCCTCGCAGACACCGTCGCAGAAGCGCATTTCTTCTACATTGATAAGCCGCTTACACCCTCACTGGCAAAGGATATTGTGGACGGCATCAACCGCAAGTTAACGGCGTTGGTCACCGCTGGCCGTCTGCTGGGTGCGAATTGTTGGTATGACAAAGAAACCAACACCGGCGAAACGCTACGCACGGGAAAATTAACCATCAAGTACAACTACACACCCGTTCCGCCATTGGAGCACTTGGATCTGGTGCAGGAGTTTACTGACGAATACTTCGCGACGTTCGCCAATACGTTCAGCGGGTAAGGGGTAAATCATGTCTCTGCCAAAGAAACTTAAATACTTCAATCTGTTTATCGACGGTGACAACTATTTCGGCCAGGTGCCGGAAGTAACTCCGCCCAAACTCACGCGCAAGACGGAAGACTATCAGGCGGGCGGTATGCCTGGCTTTGTCGCGATTGACTTCGGTTTTGATGCGGGCGCGCTGGATATGGAAATCACCCTCGGCGGGCTGGATGCTGGCCTGTTGAAAAAGTGGGGCGTTTCCACTGCGGACGGTATGCAAACGCGCTTTGCGGGTTCGTATCAGGATGAAGCCACAGGTGAAGCGGTGCCGTGTGAAATCCAGACGCGTGGCCGGTTTACCGAGCTTGACCCAGGCTCTGCCAAAGTGGGTGAAGATACGGCACATAAATACACCCTGAAAAATACCTACTTCAAGCTGACGATCAGCGGTGAAGAGGTCATGGAAGTGGATGTGCTGAACATGATTTATAAAGTGGCCGGTGTCGATATGCTGGAAAAACACCGTGCTAACGTTGGGCTATAACAGGAAATGTCTACCATGACTGAGAAACAAAATAACGTCGTCATTCTGCAAAACCCGATTGCGCGTAAAGGCGGTGACGTGAAGGAAGTCGCTATTACTGGCGCACTAAAGCAGGCCGGATCGCTGCGTGGGCTGAAGGTCTACGATGTGATGACGTCCGATGTTGATACCCTGCTGACGTTGCTCCCGCGCGTCACGAGTCCGGCACTGACGAAAGAAGAACTCACAGCGATGGATACCTGGGATTTTTGCCAGCTCTCCAATGCGGTGGCGACTTTTTTGCAACCCTCTTCCCCAGCGAGCGAGACGGGCGCGGTAACGGCGTAATTCACTGCCCGTTTAACTGTGTTGAAGAGGTGATGGCCGACATCGCAGCAATTTTCCATTGGTTGCCGTCGGCGATGGATGCCATGCCAGTAGATGAACTGCTGGCATGGCGCAGCCGAGCGGCCGTTAGAAGCGGAAACTCGGAATGACAGATCGCAATCTCAATATTCGCGTTGCCTTCAACGCGATCAACAATATGGCTCGGCCCGTCAGTGCTGCACGCAGCGGCACGGCGGCGCTGGCCGACCAAATCAGAGCAACACAAAACACCCTCAACGGATTAGGACGGCAGGCCAGCAGTTTTGACCGCCTGAGCGCCGCATCAGCAAAAACAACCCGCGAACTGGAACAGGCTAAAGCCAAAGCAGCGGCGATGCGTGCCGAATTTGGTGCCGCCAGTGCGCGAACGGACGAACAAAACGCAGCACTGAAACGGCAACGTGAGCTGATCAGGCAATTATCCACTGCTCAGGCCAATGAAACCCAACAGTTAGCACAACTACGGTCAGAACTGGCACGGCACGGCGTAATACTCGATCGCAGCCGCAGGGCAACAGATCAGATTAGCGATCAAACCGTACGCTATAACCGCATGTTAGCGGAACAGCAACGGCGGTTAGCGGCAGTGACGCAGGCACGCGCACGCTACGATAGGATGCAGCAGACAGCGGGGAATCTGCGCAGCACAGGGGCAATGGCAATCGGCGCCAGTGCAGCCGGTGCGTATGTCGGTGCCAGAATGATGGCTCCCAACCTGCAATCAGATAAAAGCGGCGCGGTGATTGCTGCACAAAATGCCGAAGCCCCTGCAATGGGTACGCAGTATTCGAAAATCATTAAGGGGATCAATAGCGCCGGCGTGAGCAACGACCTCGCTCAGATCGCTAACACTGTATCGGCGGTGCGTAGCTCGCTAGGCGCATTAGGTGAGGTCGGTGAGGCTGAGTTAGACCGGATCTCGCGCAAAGCGTTAGATATGCAATCCGTGCTTGGCGGCGATACGGCGGAACATATCCAGATTGCCGCCATCATGATGAAGAATGGCCTGGCTCGCAGCAGCGATGACGCATTCGATTTGATGGCAGCAGGAATGCAACGCGTGTCTACTCAGATGCGCGGCGAGTTACCTGAGATATTGCACGAGTATTCAACGCACTTCAGGAACATGGGCTACAGCGGTTCTGAAGCCATGACGCTATTGGTCAATATGGCGCAGCAAGGGAAATTTGCGCTGGATAAGACAGGCGATGCCGTCAAAGAGTTTTCAATCCGTGGCTCTGATATGTCCAAGTCCAGCATCGCGGCGTATGACGCCATCGGCTTGAATGCGAAGCGCGTGTCATCAGCTATCGCCAGCGGTGGCGCACAAGCACGTAACGCGATGCAGCAAACGGCAAAGGGGCTATTGAAGATTAAAGACCCCGCCGAACGGGCCAATGCAGCAATTGCATTATTTGGCACACCGATAGAAGACCTGTCTGTCGATCAGATCCCTAATTTCCTGTCAGCGCTGGCCAATACCAACGACCAGTTCAGCGACGTCAGCGGAACGGCCGAACGTATGGGCAGCACGTTACGCGATAACCTGTCGGGGGATATCGACAAGCTGGGTGGCGCCCTGAGTGGGCTACGTTTTGCCATCTTTGAAAATGACTCCGGCGTTTTGCGCAAACTGGCTCAGGGCGCGACGGCGTTAGTGAATAGCGTCCGCGAATGGGTGACGGCTAACCCTGAATTGGCTCAAACACTGCTCGTGGTTGTTGGCGGCGCGTTGGCGCTCACCGCTGCCATCGGCACCGTCTCTCTTGCGACTGGCATATTGATGGGGCCATTTTCCAAACTGCAACTTGGCCTATCCCTGTTAAGCGGTGGTAAGGGGATTGGCACCGTTACAAGTATGTTCAGCAGGCTTAGCGGCGTTATGACGGGTAGCCTGTCCAGCACTCGCGCGTGGGGGGGCATCCTTACCAGTATACGCAGTGGCATCGGTGGGATCGGCGGTATTGCCCAGGGCGCTGGCCGTTCCTTGTTGATGGTATTCACCCAGCCAGGCGCAGCACTATCGGCGCTGGGTAATGGCGTGCGGATGCTGGCGACATCTGGATTTTCTGCACTGAGTGGTTCAGGTATGGCGGTATTTAACATCCTGCGTACGGGCTTCATGTTGTTGCTCAGCCCAATCGGCATTATCGGTGCGGCAATCGTTGCGGCCGGTGTATTGATTTACAAATACTGGGAGCCGATCAGCGCATTCTTTAGTGGTTTTTTCAGTGGTCTGATGGCTGGCCTTGAACCGGTTAAACAATCTTTTTCGGCGTTATCGCCTATTTTCGATGGGATCGGGCACGCCATTAGCGGCGTATGGGATTGGTTCACCAAACTGTTTGAACCAGTCAACGCCTCATCTGAATCGCTGAAACAATGCACGGAAGCGGGGAAAGTATTTGGTGAAGTGGTTGGCATGGCGATTAGTGGCGTAGTGACGGTTATTTTGAAAGTTGCCGAAGGTATTGGCTGGATACTGAAAAAATTAGGGGTTATCCCTGAAGCCGCAAATGCCGCCGTTTCTGCATCAAATGCCATGAACGGCGCAATGCCGGAAAAAGGCTACGAGCCTAAAAAACCGGTGATGTACGTGTGGGATGAGAAACAAAAGAAAATGGTGGCGCAGGAATGGAAACCACAGCCCCCCAAAGAAACCGATGTGGTGATTAAAACCGGTGAGGCAGCAAAACCACCGGCAGGCGAAGGCAACAAGCCTAAACAAACTGGCCCGTTGCAGGACCTGACGGGGAGCAATCCCAAAACAGCAAAAACAGGCAGCACAGCAAAGACAGAAGAGAAGAAAGACCCGAACAAGCTGGGCGATATCGTTTTTAAAAACGTGCCGCCGGCCGTCATGCTGGCGAACGGCTACCGTGAATCACAGGTTATGCCTGCACAGCCCAAAATTCCCTTACTCGAACGCGTGAAGCAAACCGCCGGTGTGCTGGCCGCGTCTGTCCTGCCGTTTACTGTGCAACCTGCTGGGGCGGACGTTCCGGCCATCAATTCACCTGCAGCACAGATGAAAACGGCAATGTCTGCCGGTATGGCCAGCACAGATAAATATGAAATCAATATCACGATTCAGGATGCACGCAGCCTGGATGAAGACAAACTCGTCGCCAGACTGCGGCGGGAAATAGACGATATTGAACGCCGTAAGCAGCATCGCCAGCGCTCACAACTGACCGATCACGTATAGGATTTTTATCATGATGATGATTTTGGGTATGTTCGTCTTTATGCGGCAGACTACGCCGTACCAATCCCTGAGCCATGACAGCAGCTGGCGACATGTTAAAAATGACCGAGTAGGCAAATCCCCGCGTTATCAGTACATCGGGGCGGGTGAAGATAAAATCACGCTGGCCGGTGAGCTGTATCCAGAAATAACCGGCGGCGATGTGTCGTTGAACATGCTGCAAACGATGGCCTACACAGGGAAAGCCTGGCCGCTGATCGAGGGGACGGGCAACATCTACGGTATGTATGTGATAACCAGCATTAACGAAACCCGTTCCGAGTTTTTTAATGACGGTAAGGCGCGACATATCTCATTTACGCTGAATCTGGAACGGGTTAGCGAGGATTTGCGGGAAATGCTCGGTGATATGGATATCGGCTTACCCTGGTAACACAGTTGTTTTTAACTGTGATCGAAGAAAAAAGCCCACTGTCTCGCTAACAGTGGGCTTCGCTTTCCCCGGCGTATCATTATTATTTTAAAACCAATCACATAATGACATTCGTCGTGGTTATTTTATAAACTTTTATACAGATCGATTACTCGTTATTGATCGGCGGTAACGATCAATTCAGCGTCCGGCGCTGTCGGCCAATCGATATCGGCAGCATTCACATCAACACGGCTCAGCAGCACCGCGTATTTTTGCCATTCAGTCAGTGCGGCTTTTTCGGCGTCGGTCGCAATGTCCAGATTGACCGCATACGTCAATTCATTGATGCGCGACGTAGCGGCCGCTTTGCGTGAGGCTAACTCGCTCTGTGCCGCTTTTACTGTTGCCGCTGCCTGCGCCTCTTTATCGATCACCCACTTTTTACCGTTCCACTTATCGAACTCTGTGGTGGGCGCCAGCAGAGTGAACCCTTCTGGCAGTTCACCGAACTGCGTAACGGTTTGTGCCTGACGGGTTTCAGTGCTGTAAATGGTTTGGCCGCGATAGTCCGGCACCTGCTCCCACGCTTTACCGTCTGCACTACGACGCAAGGCTCGGCCAGCAGGCGGTAATTCCGGCTCATCGACGTAGCTGTCGGCAGGCAAGCCGACGCCCTGCATCACATATTCATAGCTGGCGCTCAGGTATTCCCGCGTTGCCGGGTTAACGTGATAAACCGTAATCCAGCCTGCGTTGATTGCCAGCCCACTTTCGTTCAGCTCTGCGTTTTTGATTTGTGTTGAATAGTTGCTCATTATGCTGCTCTCACGATGTAGTTAAATGCAATATTGCGGGGGCGGGTTTCTGTATTGCCTGCTTTTGACGTGAGACTATCGTAATAGAGCCACGTCCGATTGTCTGAATCTGTTCCCTGTGAACCTACGTTACTGTTGTAATTCAACGGCGCATTCTCTGAATATGCGACGTTTAGGCCATTGCCCTCTATGTAATAGCGGTCTCGGTACTCATGAGCGTGACTCTGAATAGTATTTCCCTGCGCTGACAACAGCGCACGTCCGGTATCAACACCGCGCCCATCATCCCAACCGCGCACGAATTCGCCACGTAAATCGGGCAGGACACCAGATGGGTAACGCGATGCTAAAACCGGATACAGGGTTTTATCAAATGGCTGGCCGTTGCATTTCAACCAGCCGGAGGGGGCAACCGCGCCGGGAAATGGAAGGGGAATGCCCGACAGCTCATCAACAGCAATTGCATTGATTTCTTTCGCAGTGGGTTTATTGTTGGGACTGTAGATGCGCTGGCCTTTTTCCGTCAGATTACCGCCCACACTGACATTATGCGCTAATTCGACATTGCCATTGCTGATATCGATACGAAACGGACGAAGCGTGTTCCAGTTGCCGTTAATATCGCCTTTGTTGGTCAATAGCAGATAAAAACTGCCACCATCGTTACGTAACATGACAGCATAGTCACCCGTTGTCAGGCGTAGTGCGTTTCCCGCCGTCGAGATGACTTCACCACTTAATATCCCGCCGGATTTTCTTAAGTAACGCGCGTCACCCTCGTCTTTGGAATATGCCCCAATATCTTCAGGGGTTGGTTTGTTGTTCGGGCTGTAAACCCGTCTTCCTGCTTCGACTATCCCGCCGGAAGTGTATAACGTCCCACTTGAATCCAGTGACGCCAGTTCACTTAATTCTTCATGATTACCGTTCCAGAATCTAAACCCGCCGCTGCCGCTGCCACGGTGATTCACAAACTCGGTGCGGCCTTGTCCATTAATGCGGTTCCAGCACAAAAATGCCCCTTGTGATTCTGGTAGCGCCGGACCCGACCCCGTGATTTTCACAATGTCACTGGCTTCCAGACGACCGGACATTTTGCCCCCTGTCAGCGACAGTTTTCCGGCTAATGCATTCAAAATAGTGGTTGAGAAATTCGGATCATTGCCGAGCGCCTGCGCCAGCTCCTGCAACGTATCGAGCGCACCGGGTGACCCGTTAATTACCTCTTCTCTTTCTTCTTTCCCCCCTTCTTTCCTTTCCCTCTTCTTCTCCTTTTCTTCTTTTCCCTCTTTTTTTTCTTTCTTTTTTCCCCTCCTCTCCTTTCTTTCCCT